AATTGCGCGACCCTATGCGCTATCCAGATGAAACTTCTCCATGGACCTACTTTGCTCAACCTGCCGTATTGGAGTTTGCCGATGACCCTACTGATTGGGTTACTCTTTGGGCGAAAACGAATATGCCCCCAGTGTCTGGCAATGGTGTGCCAGATTCTCAGGGACTCTACGACAAGTGGACAGGCACGGCGCTCAATCGTAAACGAAGTCGCATGTCACCCAACTTGTGGGCGATGGTTTATCAGCAACAACAGGTTCATGAAGATAGCGCTTTCCCACAGGATTCGGTTAAAGGCGTTATTAACGGCGCTCGCAATATCGGCATCATCCCCAAGAATAAGGCTGGCAACAGACTTGCTGGGATGGATGGGCTTATTGTGGTTGCTGGATTGGACCCCGCCATGGCTGGGCATACCGCTGCTGTTTGCATTGGCGTGGATGTTGCTACGCAAAAAAGATATGTGCTGGATGTGTCTAACAAACAGGGTATGAAGCCTGATGAGATACGAGAGTTAATTAAAGACTGGACAGATAAATATACGATTTCTGAGTGGCGTGTTGAAAAAAATGCATTTCAAGCGATGTTGACTCAGGACCGCGAGGTGCGGGAATACCTACAAGCAAGGGGTGCCATACTCAAAGAACATCACACTGGAAACAATAAATGGGATACAGACTTCGGTGTGGCATCCCTTACAACATTGTTCCATGGATGGGAAGAAGGATTAAACCTTATTGAGTTTCCATCTACGCACCAGTCCGAAGGATTAAAGGCTCTTATTGAGCAACTGATTACTTGGTACCCAGAAGCACCACGAAGTCAAAAGACAGACTGCGTTATGGCATTTTGGTTTACCGAACTTGCTGTAAGAGATAGAGTTTCAAATGCAAGCAACTTTGCTCGCAATCATAGTTACACAAATATGTTTCAAACAAGATACGACAAAAGCCAACAAGTCACCGTTAACTTGAGTGATTACGCATACAACTAAGATAGGAGGTGAACATGGCACTTACCGTTGAAGAAATTAAGAACTATTATGACCGCTACCGCCGTATGTATGATGACCGCGACCAGCGCATGAACCAAGTTCTCCAAGTTCGTCAAGGCAAGATGCGTGATGTTTACCCAGACCTTTTCCCCGATGGTCCTTTTGAAAACCCTATCGTGGCAAATATGGTGGATATTGCTGCCCGTGATATTGCAGAAGTTATTGCACCTTTGCCATCATTTGGATGTACTTCTACATCTATGGTTTCAGAGGCAGCCCGTAAAAAGGCTGATAAGCGCGGCGAGATTGTTAACGGCATTGTTGACTTTTCTGATATTCAAACACAAATGTTTAATGCTGCTGATAGATATGTTACTTATGGTTTTGTACCAGTACAAGTTGAAATTGATTTAGATGCACAAATGCCACGCATTAAGTTCTTTGATGCGCTAGGAACTTATCCAGTAGTTGACCGTTATGGTCATGTACAAATGTGCTTCCAACGCATGATGAAGCCAACAGAAGAACTTATGGCTAAGTACCCTGAGATTGCCCACCTTATTTACGATAAAAACAATACAACAACCATGTCTGAGATTGTTCGCTTTCATGATAAAGACCAAGATGTTTTATTCATGCCACAGAAAAACAACCTTGTCTTAGACCGTGCAGAAAACCTTATGGGTGAGTGCATGATTCGTATTGTTCAACGCCCTTCATTGGATGACCAATCTCGTGGTCAGTTTGATGATGTACTTGCTATTCAAGTTGCTAAGGCACGCTATGCGTTACTATCACTTGAAGCAGCAACTAAATCAGTACAGGCACCTATTGCAATGCCTCTAGATAGTCAGGAGTTAGCCCTTGGACCTGATGCAATTATGCGCTCCAGTAAGCCTAATGAAATTCGCAGAGTCCCACTTGAACTTCCTGGCAATGTGTTTGCACAGTCACAGGTTCTTGAACAAGAACTCCGTTTAGGTAGCCGCTTTCCAGATGCACGAACAGGTAATATTGATGCATCTATCATCACTGGTCAGGGAGTTAAGGCTCTTATGGGTGGTTTTGACACACAAATCAAAACTGCACATGCCATGTTTGCTCGTACTTTTACAGAATTACTAGCATTGGCACTTAAGGTTGATGAAAAAATCTTTGGTAATGTAGAAAAAGAACTTCGTGGTATCTACAACGGTACTCCATACAACATTAAATACAAGCCAAGCCGTGATATTGGTGGCGATTACACCGTAGATGTTCAATACGGACTCATGGCAGGGCTAGACCCAAACCGTGCATTAGTCTTTGGACTACAAGCACGAGGTGATAAGTTGATTTCTCGCGACTTCTTACGCCGTCAAATGCCTTTCTCTTTCAATGCTACACAAGAAGAAGAAAAGGTTGAAACAGAAGAACTTCGTGATGCTATGAAACAGGCTATTGCCTCATACGCACAAGCAATTCCTGCCCTTGCAAGCCAAGGTCAAGACCCATCCGACATCCTACGCAAAATTTCGTATGTAATTAGCGCTCGCCAAAAAGGAACTGCTATTGAAGTAGCAATTTCTGAGGCGTTCCAACCTGAGAATCCCGCACCTGCTGCTGCCCCTGGCACAGTAAGTCCCGAATCCATGGGCATGCCAAGTGAGAGCGCAGCAGGTGGCGGGCAACTTCCAATGGGTATGAGTGAAACTGGTCGTATGCAAGGTGTTGCCCCTGGGCAAATAGCACCAGGTGGTCGCCCAGATGTTCAATCGCTTTTAGCAGGACTAAACCAACGAGGTGATGCTGCTTTACAAGCAACTGTCGCACGGCGCAAACCTATCGGATAGGAAAGGAGGGTAACCATGGCAAACACAAGCACAGCAAAGTTTCCAAACAATCAACCTGGCAAGGCTTCAAAGCCTGCTAATCAGGGTGGTGCAGGAAAGGCAAATGTACAACAGCCTACAAACGCTGGTATGCCTAAGGCTTCTAAGCCTGCAGCAGCAACAGTAATGTTAACAAAGGCACCTAAGGGCACACGAGGCTCAAAGTAAGTCTTAAACCTGAGTAAGTTTAAAAACTGCTCATTAATTTTAAATACTGACCTTAATTGGAAAGGAGATGCACATGGCATCAGGAGGCAATCGCCCAACTGCAGGACAAAACAACTATGCTGTTTCAGCAACAGGTGGCAGTGGCAATAGCGGAACACAAGCAGCGCAAGCAATGACTGGTGGTGCGTATGGTGAAAATCAAGCCATGCAAGAACTACAAACATCTGCTCCTATGAACGCTTCTCCAACCTATGCAGCAACTCCTTCAATGGGTCGCCCACAAACAGCCCCAACTGGACAACAAATTGTTCCGTTAGATGCACCAACACAACGCCCTGATGAACCAGTTACCACTGGTATTGATGGCAATACCCCAGGTGCTGGCAGTGAAGTTATGTATGCAAAAGACCAAACTCTGGCAACAGAGGACCGTCAGCGTATGATTACTGCATTACCAACTCTTTCGATTCTTGCAGAATCACCTTCGGCTTCTAACGCTTTCCGCAATTATGTTCGTTATTTGCGGAGCGTTCTTTAATGACATTTCTTAATACACTTGGCGACTGGGCAGATAAACAAGTAAAAAACTTTGGCAATGAAATTGGTTTGGCTGCGCTAGGTCATGACATTGCATCTGTTGCATCCCCCGATAAATCATGGGTAGGCGATGCATTTCAGATAGCGGGAGATGTATTTAAAACCAGCCTTGCTGCTGGAACTTATGTACCTCGCAAGGCTTTGGGTGCAGCATTTAATGATGTTGTTCTTCCAATAGCCAGGACTTCTTACAATGTTGGTGGCAAATATGCCCGTGAACCATTGTCTGCAGGATTAGTTGGTTTAGCATCTGGTGACTGGCAACAGGCTTGGCAACAGCGTGGTGAGATTTCCGCTGGTCAGGCTACGGCATATCTACAATCACGCTTTGACCCAACTAAGTCAGCGCTTCGTGGCGACTTTAATATCTTTGACCCAAATGACCGCAAGATTTTTGACACCAACTGGGAGTATCGCACACTGTCAGGTGCCTATGATACTTTCTTCTCAACAGTAACTGACCCACTTGGCAAGGTTGCTAAAGGTGTAAGCCTTGCTCGTAAGGCTATGTTTTTACAGCCATTGGGTGCAGAAGATGCTGGTTTAGCCCAGTTATCAAAAGACTTTTTAATACCTAAAAGCACACGCAATGTAACTATTCTTTCACCGCAAACCCTTGCTACAAGGATTAATGAAAGTCGTACACCAGAAGGTGGACTTTACAATACTTTAGATGCAATTTCCAAGGCACCATCTCGTACTTGGATTCGTAATCATCCAATGATTGATGCATCAAATGACTCAGATAGTTTATCTTATTTACTTCATGAAGTTCGTGGTTCTGTAGATG